CTCTCCCAGGCCGAGGCGGCCGACTATCACAAGGTCCGGCTCGACACGGTCAAGAGCTGGGCCTCGGGCCGCCGGAACCCGCCCGACCAGGTGTGGGACGAGCTGCGCCGCTACGAGGCCGCGATCGTCGACCTGTCCGAAACCATGCGCGAGCAATGGGACGCCGCACCCGGCGCGATCGAGATCGACCCGCAGGAGGCCTCCGCCATGGCGCTGATGGCCGCCGCCGATTTTCTGCTCGGCCTGCCGGAGGCTACGCCCGTCGCGATCGGCCGCAGCGCCGCCACCACGCTCGCGCGCCAGGCGCGGCGGCCGAACTGATCACTCCCGCGGTCGACAGCGCCAGACTGTCGACTCGATTCATCCTGACGGTGTAGGGTCGCGATCCGCGCCGAGTGGAGGGTGAGAATGCAGGCTGACGATTTGCCGTGGGACCTGAAGGTCGAGGGGGGAAAGGTCGTGATCCGGTGGCGCCACGGCGGACCGGATGCGGCGATCGAGCTCGGGCCGGAAGAGACCGTGTGTGACAAGATCGTCGGGTTCCTGGTCGAACTGGACTATGGCGAGGACGTGGAACGTCCCTCGGTCCAATAGCCAAGGGCATGACAGGGAGAGAGCCGATGACGAACGTCGACGACTGGCTGGAAGAACAGCGCAAGAGATTCTCGCAGATGATCGAGGCGTTTGCTGAGGGAGGCATACGGCTGTTTGAAGATCGCCGAGATGTCACAGAGGAATGGGTCGCGAGACTCAGAGAGATCCTGGCCGGGCTGGATGCGCTGGCCGCGCGCCGCGCGACCGCCGCCCAAGTCGGAGGCACCGATGCTGAAGATTGAGGAGGCCGAACGGCTGATCGTCGCCGAGATGCGCGAGCGCCTGCCCCGGGTGCCCTATCGCGGCACCGACGGCGGCATGCTCGCTTACCAGCAGCTGCTGAACGAACGCCCGGACCTGTTCCGGTTCCGCACCGCCGTCGGCGATAAATGGCAGCTGGTCCAGGCCTGGTTGAGGAAGCACCGCCTGGTCGAGCGCTTCACTCCCTAGGCCGACAGCGGAGCGCCGTCAGGCCGGCATCGGCGAACCAGTGGCACGCGCGATCGACGATCGCGGCGACCTCCTCGCCCCAGTCACCCACATCCTCGCGCCAGCCCTCATAGGCCGCCTCGCTGGACAGCGCCTCCGGCGGCATCTGCGGCCTGTCGGGGCGCGCCAGCAGGTCAGCAGGCGGGTTCAGGTTGGCCGGCGGCGGCTGCCTGTCGGCGCAGCTCGAGGCAAGCGCGAGCGCGCTGGCGAGCACTGGTAGGCTGATCACCGATATCCTGGACCGCATTGTCGACCTCCTGCCGGTTGTTCTGGATGCGCGCGCGATCGGCCTGCTCGGCCTCGTGGCGCTGCCGATCGGCCTCGCGCTGCCGGCGTTCGGCCTCGGCCTGGGCCCGGGCCGCCTTCGCCTCCCACGCGGCCCGTTCCGACCGCTTCCCTTCGCACTGCCCCAGCAGGAAACAGGGCGCCGCGATCGCCAGCGCGACCAGGATCAGCCGGCCCCATTCCCCGATGCCGCGGGGGATCGCGAATATGGCTGCAAGCATGGGTCAGCCCTCCTTCTTCGGGTCGAGCACCTCGACCAGCGCATAAGGCGCGCCGCGGCGGATCAGCCCGGTGGCGTAGATGCAGTCCGCCTTGTTGCGATAGCCTTCACTCTGCGCGATCGGCTCGCCGTTGGAGGCGACGATCCGGAAATACCAGCGGCGGCCGCGCAGGCCGCGGCGAGGGAATACGGTGAAGCGCATCATGCCGTCTCCCCTGCGCTGCGCTGGCAATCGTCGCAGGCCTCGTCTGCCGATCGCGCCGCTTCGCCAGACTCCGGCACACCCGCCTGGGCGGCCGCCTTCACCGCTTCGAAGGCCTTGCCCGTGTTCGCCGTCGCCTGTTCGTCGCGCACATCGCTACGGAACATTGCGCCGACTATCAGGCCGACCGGCGGGCCGAGCGTCAGCATCGCGTCGCGGATGAGGTCCAGATTCGCGCCGGGCACGTCCCGGGTCGCGAACTGGTAGACCAGCAGATAATAGCCGCAAAGAAAGGCGAAGCCGATGAACTGGCGAATGTCGCGCGGCCGATCGCGATGCCGCGCCCGCCGCTCGGCGGCACGGTCCAGAAACTCCAGCAGGTCCATGAACGCGCTCCTTCAGCTCACCAGGAGAATACAGCCGATCATCGCCGCCAGCCCTCCGAGGAAGGCGAAGCCGAGGCCATGCGGCTGGTTGGGCTCGTCATCCTCGAGCCAGTCGCACAGGCCGCGAATGCAGACGATCGTGCCGAGCAGCATCACCATCGCCCAGGCGACGTCGTGCGTATGGGTCACGGCACCGCGTCCGCCATCGCCAGCCGCACCTCCTCGCGCACGTCGACATGGCGACCGGCGCGGAAATTGGGGCGATAGCTGGGCTTGGAGACCGGCCAGACGGTGGCGAAGCCGTCCTGGCTCCACTTGCCGTCGCAGAACAGCGCACGCTCCTTCTCGCGTCGGGCGACGATCTCCGGCGGCTTGCGCCAGTTCATGATCGCGGATCGGGCGCCCGCGACGTCGCCGGCCCTCCACAGCTTCACCCAGTCGGCGCGGCCGATCGCGCCGGTATTGTAGTGGAACGACAGCGCGGCCCCGAACTGCGCCTCGGTCAACGAACAGCCGGCGAAGGCCTCGACGACGCCCGGGACGTAGCGCTGCCGCAGCAGCCAGACGAATATCTCGACGCAGCGCCGGATCGGCTGCGGATTGTCCCGGTACCGATCGACATTGTGACCCGAAGCGCTGGTGACTCCGATGCCCCAGGTCCAGACGCCGACCGAGTCGAGATAGGCCTCCTGCACGATCGCCTCATGCTCGATCAGCTCCATGACCACCCGCGGCGTCAGCAGAGCCGCCGAGACCGGCTGCGCCGCATCGGCCGCCCCGGGCCCATCCAGGCCATCCAGCGCCTTCAGGATCGCCGCCACGGTGGCAGGGCCGACTATCCCGTCGGCCGTCACGCCGACGCGCGTCTGCAACCGACGGATGTCGTCGTTCAGGCTCATTCTCGCTTCTCCGGCTACTTGATCTTGTCGAGCGTCTCGCGAATGTCCGGCGGCACCTCGGGCTCGATCGGGAATGCCTGCGCCAGGATCTGGTCGGCCAGCGCCAGCGTCGGGTCCGTCGGCGACAGCTGGTGGAGGCGCGGCCGCACCAGGTTGAACGCCTGGCGCAGCGCATAATTCTCCCTCTCCAGCCGCTGCAGGCGCGACTCGACCTTCTCCTCGAACCGCGCCCGCGCCGCCTCGAACTTCTCTTCGCGCTCGGCCAGCTCCTTGTGCCAGGCATCCAGCTTCGCGGTCCGCGTCCGCGCCGCCGTGGCGCGGAACCGGAACAACCACTGGACCCCGGCGCCGATCGCGAGCAGCAGCGGCGTCACTACAGCGAGAATTCCCCCCACCTCGCCGGTGGACATGCCGCCTGGCTCGTTCATGGACGCTACTTTCCAGCTAGGGGGTAGTTACGCGGAGGCAGGCCAGTAATTGTCGGCCGTGTAATCGGGCGGGATCGGGTCCAGGTCCTTCAGCGCGCGCGCGGCAAAGATGTGTGCCTGTTTGTGAGCGGCCATGCGCTGGCCGAGGTCGAATAAGGTCTGGGCGTCGAACTGCTGGGTGCTGTTGTCTTCGGCGATCCAGACGAACGGTGACTCGCCGCCGTGCCAGTAATAGTCTCCCGGCTCGGCGCCGAGCATGATCGCCCGCAGCGCCCAGGTGCAGGCGCCGACCATATTCTCACGGTCCTGTGCGCGAGTCTGGAACCGCTGGCCGTTGTAAACCATCCCGGCCTCGATGCGGCGGTCCCGCTCCGCATCGACCATGTCGCCCGTGACGACGATCGGCGCCGGGACGAACGCGCCATCCTGGTAGAGCATCCCGGGGCCGACATAGGTGCCATCCGGCACGTCCATGGTGCCCGGCGCCGGCTCCGCGCCATCGGCGATAACAGCGACGTTTGCCACCGTCACGCCATCTGCTGCGAAATAGACCCGCTTCATTCGTTCGCTCCCTAGCAACACTCGACCACGATCACGACGCCGTTGGCGCCATCGCCTCCGGCGCCACTCGTGAAGCCGTTGTTGCTCGCTCCGCCGCCGCCGCCGCCACCGCCCGGGAAGCCTCCGTTGCCACCATTGCCGCCCGGACCGTCCACGTTAGAGGAGCCACCCGCACCGCCGAACGCGCCGCGGATATCTCCCGGCGCCCGGTCGCCTGCGCTGGCTCCATGACCGCCCGGCGTGAGTGGGGCCGACTTCGGTTGATCGTCATCGGATGTCGCCACCCCATAACCGGGATACCCACCGTTTCCGCGGATCATGGGCGAGGTCGAATTTGCCATCTCGCCGTTGACGTGAAAGCCCATGCCGCTGGCGCCGCCGCCCGGGGCCAACCCACCAGGCCGCTGCGTCGTCGCATTCATGATCGATTGCGATCCGTCCGAAAATCCACCGTTGCCAATCTGCCCCGAGACTCCGCCAACCGCCGCGCCGCTGGTGGGTCCGCCCCCGGCGACGATCAGGCTACCGAATGACGATGCTCCGCCCGCCGTTCCAGCGGCCCCGGAAGAATCATCTTCCATCGCGCCAGGTGCTCCGGTGCCGCCGGCGCCCACGATGACCTCTTCAATCTCCCCAAGCGCGTCCGCGCCAAAAGTGCCATCACTCCATGCTCCGCCGCCGCCGCCGCGGGCGCCGCCGCGGACGGAGCCCGAATAGGCCAGGCGTGAACCACTCCAGCCGCCGCCGCCGCCGCCGATGCAAACTATGTAGGCGTCAACGAGCCCTTCCGGTTTCGCCCATGTTCCGCTTTCGGTAAAGACGCGCACCACGGCGCGCTTCGCCTTGTCGCCAAGCGCCGCAATGATTGCTGCATATTCCGGCGTGTCGGTGAACGGGATTGTTTGAGACACCTAGAACGACTCCACGATGATGACGACGCCAGCCGCGCCGTTGCCGCCCAGCCCGTGAACTCCGCTTGCTTTGGCCGCTCCGCCACCACCACCACCACCGCCGGGGAAGCCGCCGTTGCCGCCGTCCATGCCAAAGCTTCCGCCTCCGCCTCCGCCTCCGCCGCGAATGTCGCCGGACGTGCGCCCTTGCGCCGTCTGCCCCGGCTGGCCGGGGGTCGCTGCCCCATACTCGTCTTGAGCGCCAGTGCCGGGGCCGCTCCCGCCCGCGCCCTCTGAGGCGAGAGTCGCGCCAAAGTCGGTCGTGATTGCGCCGCCACCTCCGCCGCCGGGGGCGAGGCCAAGGGGGCGCGGAGGCCGTTGATTTCCGGTCACCACCGAATGGCCGCCGACGCCGCCGGAAACGGAGCCGGTCCCGCCCGCCATTTGGGCAGGCTGGTTAGAGGTCCAGCCCGGAAAGCCGCCCGTTCCGCCTCCGGCAGAAATGAAATTCCCGAAGGAAGACGTGCCGCCGGAATTGCCGCCAACGCTTTGCCCAGGCCCCCCGCCGCCTCCGCCAGCGCCAACAACGACGGGGACGCTCGCGCCAAGTAGAGCAGCGTCAAGGGTTGCGTCACTCCACCCACCGCCGCCGCCGCCGCCGCCGGAGCGGGTTGAGTTTGATGCGCGACCGCTTCCACCGCCCCCGCCGCCACCGATGCAGACGACGTAGACTTTGCACAGGCCCGGCGGCGGAACGTAGGTCCCGGACTCGGTGAACACGACCACGTTGCCCGGTTCGGCACGGCCATCGAGCGCGTCGGTGATGGCCGCAGCGACATTGCTCT